CATCTGGCATTGCATCTGAGGGATATACTTAGATGGCGGTTTATCATCCATCAAATAATCTATATGGGTACTACTATTGGGACACTTAATCTCAATCAGACCATTCCCAACAAGTCCATCTGGGCTACATCCAAACCACTTAATTGTAGGGTGATCTATAAAAGCCACTTGTTCTACAAAGTTGCCTGTGGCTATCTCATACGCTATCCTTGCCTGTGGCTCTGTAGCAGTACCCCATTCCATTGCAGCATTGGTAAAAGACTCGCTTGGTAACCCTGTAAGCCTTTGGACTACCAGCTCAGTACGATATTTTGCACGACTCGCAGACTCACCAGCTTTACCTTTTGACAACACATCTGCCATACGACTAGCAGTAACCTTGCCGAGCCTAAGTTGATGCCAAGCATCCGTACCCTGCTCTACGGCTATTCTGTCCTCTGTAGTAAAGGTAGTCATAGTTTGGCCTCTGCTAAGAATTTTAAATGCTCTGCCAATGTAGCTACTTCGTTTGCAGCTTGAGCAGCTCTTTCATGGTTATTTTTTGTTTCGTGGTTGTAGTAGTCTTTAAGAACTTGGTTAATTTCTATGTAAACTTCTGAATAATCTGTCATATTTTTTTGCTATTCGTAGTTAGTTTCTGTGCCTTTGCCTGGTCGCATCGGGACTGTTTCTGCATTAATTCCATGTAATCTTTTGTGCAATCATCGCAAATATTGACTACTTCTTGGGCATGATCTCTTAGATAAAGCCAAGCCTTGTAATCCCTTCTTGATGGGTAGCATAAAGGATACCATTCACTCGTCATCGTGCATTGGCTTTTGCTCTGGCTGAACAATAAAATCTATGTCCTCTAATTCGTTCATCTCCCATTTGCGAGAGAACTCAGCAGATAAGGCATCTATCGCAGCGTTCCATCCTAGCATGAAATATTCTTGCGGATGATAAACAGGCTCAGATAATTTATTAAAAGCCTCAAGGCACTTTTTGTTAATCATTTTCGTCTTTTCCATTGATAAACGACTGCATCACTAGGCGTTAGCTTTTTGGGCTGATCGTCTAAGGTACGAGCAAATTCTGCTTTAAAATTTGCCCACTTTTTCTTGTAGAACTCTTGCTCACTAGCTGGCACATAGCCATGCTGCTTTCTCCAGCGAATCTCTATATCTGTAGAACTTGGGGTGTAAATAAAGTTATTTTCCATATTTTCTATCTGCCTCTCGTTTTAAACAAACTCCACATTTCCATCTATTTACCTTACCAGCTTTTACCAACTTAAAATTATTAGCTGGTCGTAAAACCTGACAACTAACACACCACCTCTTGTCCATCCCAGCCTTTCTTTAAATAGCCAAATTCTGACGCATCGCATACGGCTCTGGTATCTAAACACACATCGCATTTGTCCACCCATATCCTATATTGGTGATCCTTTGGTTTATGGACTCCCCAGGTGCTACCACAAGGGGAGCAAACATTATCAGGCTGCTCCTGTGCTAGTTTCATTAAATTGGGCTTTCATGTCGTTGTAAGCGTTAGTGATAGCATCTAAAAACTTAGCATTGCCCTTGTATTTCTTGTAAGATGATGCAAAGGCCACCTTGAGTTCGGCAGGGCTTTGGCTTGCCTGTATTCCCTTAATATGCTTGCTCAACTCCCCAGACTCGTCTACACCCTCGCTAGAATCTAGCGCATCGTGTTCTACAATTTCCATTGCAGTAACCCACAAGTATCTACGCTGATAAGTTTCTACTGCGCCAATATTCTGCACTTCATGGCATCCTTTTAGAGCTGCTGATCCCATTGGGGATGTAATAACAATACTGCTATTATCCTCTATATCTACAATGGTAAGGCTGGCAATCTCTACGCCATACGACACCACCCCACAAAGACCTAGTTCGCTAAAGATATTCTGAACTGTAGGCAAAAAATCCCCTAATTCAAAATACTTGTATCCAGCAAACTTGTTATGCCCAGACTTTGTAAGCTCTGTGTTTTGTAGTTTGATTCTTGCTTTGTTTAATTTAATAAATACTGACATTTTGATTCCTTCACTATGATAGTTTGATTTCTGCTACTTTTTCCATGTAAGCCCAGCTATGGTAATACAGCTTACGGCCTAGGGATTCCCAATCTTTTCTTGCTACGCAATCACGAATAAACTCTTGTAGATCTGTATCATCTACATCTTGCCCAATAGACTCAGCAAAGTTTCCTAGATCTGTAGGATCAAACTCAGGGTCATTCTTGACTGCATCGTACAAACGCTCATCCAGTTGCTCTTGCTCTGCCTGGTCATCGTATGGGGCTTCATAATAAGAATTGTTGTTGTACATAATTATCTTCTCCACGAATTGTTAAAGTTGTTGTAGAACAAAAACGCTGGGGGATTCTGCATAGGACAATCATTAGTCTTATAGCAAGGCGTTTGATCTACTACATCGGTCTTATAGCGTTTGATTGGGATTGGCGCACATCCCACTAAAGAGATCGCTAGGATCAGGATTAAGGCTCTCATAATGTATAAACACCAATACGAAAACCATAGACACTAATTACAAAAGCTACGATTACAAATCCTAGTAAGCCACCTAAAATAAAGTCTTTCATTTTGCACTCCTTCACGAGTTGCCCCCCGAAGGGGGCTGGTTGATTATTATTTGGTAATTTTAAAGTTGGGGTGCTTAAACAAATCAACTAGGCGCAAGATTTCTTCAAACGATAAATCAGGGCAAATTTCTTTGATTTCGTTGTACATAGCCTGTGTAATTACATAGCCGTCTTTTGTGATGTATTCCATTTTGTTACTCCTTCACGAGTTGTTGAAAAGTGCTGCATGGATAAATATTAATCTACAAATGTAGAGATTTGCAAATATATTTTTAAGTGTTGCTTTTTCGCACACTTTTAGGATGGTGTAGAATAAAATGTCTACAAAGGAGCATATATGAATACTGTTGTAAATTTGCCACAAACAAGTTCATTCGACAAATTAATGACCGAATTTGGGACTATCAAGATCCTATGCGAAAAGATTGGCGTTAAGTATGTAACGGCCTATGCCTGGAAGATGCGTAACGGCATCCCTAAGAAATGGCATAAAGCGATCATAGAGGCATCAGAAGGTAGGCTGACAGAGAACGACCTTGGCTAGTCAAAATGTCCGTACAGTCGCTCTTATGGAGTCTAGGGGCTATAAATGCGATGTGGTAGAAAGCTACAACGCCTTTACCAGGCGAAAAAAAGACTTATTCTCCATTTTCGACATCTTGGCTATTGGAAACGGAGAAACAGTAGGTATCCAGATTACGAGCAAATCCAATATGTCCTCTCGCATAAAGAAAATATCGGAATCAGAATATCTCCCAGAGCTGGTGCGGTCTGGGTGGAAGATCCTAGTGCTGGGCTGGTATAAAAAACCCAATGGAAGATACGACTACAAAGAGTTTGAATTTTAGGTATAATGGAATCGCAGATTGATCCCTGTATTGAAAAAATCGACAAGACCCTTTAGGGTAGCTTTGAGCATTTACTAAAAGTTGTCGAACCTTTTAGCAAGTGGGATCAACTTAGAGCTACCTTAAGGGGTTTTTCTATATCTGCCGTACTTCTCACGATAGTAAGAGCCTGAATGGGCTGCGAGAAAGAATACACAGGCGGATTCCTCACCCGATTGCCAGCCTACTAGCCTTAAATGGGGACTAGATAAGACGGAAAGGACAAAGGTGATACAACCTTTCCATCGAGCGAACATTATCTTAGGAAGGACTAGGTGTTGGTATTTCTAAAACATTGGGTCAGTTGATAGTTGCCTATCACCCTTGGTCAACCTATGTATATATTTTGTATATATTGATTGTCTATACATATCAATAGCTATATGTATAAAAAACAAAGAAAAGTGTACACATAAAAAAATTGTGTAATTTATTACACAAAAATAAAACACTTGCATCTATGTAGATTTGTAGATTAAGATCTAAGTTATGAGAGAAATTAGAAAATCCATGACTGGTCTATGTGCCGATGCCAGCAGTTGTTTTCCTACATGGCAAAAGAAAACCCTTAAAGTTGATTGGCTAAAGAATAGAGTCCTCTACAGGGGAACTACTAATCTTGGCGAGATCATCTGTACGCCTGTGTTCTTTGGTACAGACCAGCATAAAACAGGGATGATAATGGATGCCATTACAGGTACTTGT